ATGGTTTCTCCGGCGTATCTTCGACCAGACGCACAGCCAAGACGCCAACCGGCAATTCTCGTCCGGTGACCGCAGTTTTCAACGCGTCGTACATGACAGCGCGACCCGGGTGTCTCGAATCCTCGTTGTCGATCCTAAGCGCGATGCCATTTAACACAGTATCCCACCCAGGTCGTTCGTTAGACAAGTGCGCCAACGCTAACAGTACCATCTGTCGTTCGCTCTCATCGAGCAGAAGGTTGCGCGGCCCCATCACTCTAGCCTCGAGTGCATACTCTCGAAGTGAAGGGCCCACGTTCGCGGGAACGCACGCTCGATCACGTCGGCGATACACCAGGCATATTGTCGAATTTCAAACTGCGCCGTCAGATCCATCCGGAGCGTCAAGAACGCAAGCCGGTTGCGAAGATTGCCAGTCGCGCGCATCCGCGAATACCTCGAGACGGGCGTGTTGAGCCGTGCGATTTCCTTCGAGACCCCAAACGAGAGCATCGCCTCGTAACTCTTGTACACGGCTTGCTGCTCGTAGCGAATGTGCTGTCGAATTTCTTCGGCGTGTGAAATATCACTTGTGCTAGAGAGACCGGGTATACGCAGTACGCCCCCGCCGCTCGCTTGGCGGTTCCCGCTCTTCTTCGACGACTCGATGATGCGCCGAACGCTTGGCACGTAATGCAAGTTCGGCATTTGCACGTAGCGGGCGCTCATCTCTGAGTACGCCTGCGTGCGATGGCGGTGCCATTCCCGGTACACCATGATCGGCGCTTGGCACTCGATCGTGAGCCCAGCGAACTCGAACGGCGTCGAGTGCTTGTGCTCGTAGAGATAGCGAAGGAGCTTCGAGTCGCCTGGGACCGTGCCTTTGCCGCCGCAGTCGGTACATGGAATGTCGTGGTCACTTTTTTGAATGACGCCGTTTCCGGCACAGCTCGGGCACGGCCCCGGATCCCATCCGAGGAAGCCCTTGTCGGTCGACATGCGTGCCGTCTCGATGATTTCCTCGTCGGAGCCCCAGGTGTGTTTCAACTTGAGGTACCCGTAGTCGAGGACATCGTATTCACCGGCCTCAGGATCGCTGCGCCACTCGAACCGGTCGCTCGTGTACGGTCTGTTTTCCAACATCATCTTTGCCCTTTCATCCAAAATCCGCCCAGCGCTCACCGACCTTCAAGTCGATCCCCTGCACGAACTTCCGCGCGCCATCCTCAACACGCAACGAAGAGCCGTATCCGTTCGCGGGGATGATCACAGGCTCTTCCCACACCGTCTTGACCAGCTCTTTCACGCGCTCGACGTGGCGGTCGGGTACTTCCATGATGGCCGCGTCGTGAATCTGAGCGACGACAGCGGCGCCTCGCGGGAGCTGACGCTGGATCTCCGGAAGGCGCACGTTCATGAGCGATGCGATACCGCCCTGTACGGGCCTGTTGCTGACGTCCGGAAGCCCCGCGTGCCACCCGAGCCACGAGATACGCCCCGAGAGCGCGCACCGCATGTAGCCGACCTTGTCGACGATACGCTTGTTGAGTTCGACGTATCGAAAGTACCCAGAGAACGTCTCTCTCAACATGCCGTGGATGTACACGACATCGCGCATCTCGATCGGAAGACCTTTGCTACGCACGAACGCGAAGACGGTCTCTGGCTCGGCGTAGTAGATGAACCCAAAAATCGAGTTCTTTTCCACATCGCGGAACGGCTTCCCTGCACCTTTCGGGTCACGGCCGATAAGCTCCGCCTCAGCGGGGAAGAGCTTCATCGCCGTCGTGGTGTGAACGTCCCCCGACTCGCACGCCTCGATAAAGTTCCGATCGCCAGAGAGGTAGGCCGCAAAATTCAGCTCGGCTCTGCTCAAGTCGAAATACACGAGCTTGCAGCCTGGCTTTGCGACGTAGAACTCGCGCACTCGCGTCTCGAGCACGATCGACTTGTCTTTCAAGTACTCGGCGCGAGGAGCCGATTGCAGCCGGCAAGAATACCTGCCGCTCGCCGCACCATAGCTCCGCCAGTTGAGATGTGTCCTCGCGATAGTCGGATGTTTCCTCGAAGGCTTGTCGATCGATTGCGTCTTCACGTAGACGTAGGTGCCGTCAATCTTGGCTGCGCCTCGCCACTGCAAAAGCAAGTCGGCGAATCGTCCCGTTCTCGTCGCATTCCCTTTAAGCCGCTCGAGGGTGGTCTGGGAAGTGGACGGAAGTCCTGTGCTCGTCGGGTCGGAAGCCGACATAGGCGCCCGGAGCGTCGTGAAGAGCGCCCGCCGCACTTCGGCGAGTTGCATCGGGTGAAAGTTCGGACGCTTGAGCAGCACGCGCATCTTGTCGAGCAGCTCGGCTTGCTTCTTGACGATCTCTTCGTGCAACCACTTGCGCCGCTCGAGGTCGACGCCGATGCCGCCGATGATCATGCTTCGGCACAGACGCGCATTTTTCAAATCTACGGCGTAGACCTCGAGCTCACTCTCGAGATCGGCTTTCATCGCCCGGCGGGTACGCGCCTGAATCCTCGCGTCAGCCGCGTTGTACTTGCAGAGCTCTTTCGGATCCAACTTCTCCGGCGGGAGCCCCTTCTCGGTTGCGCCCCCAGTGCCCTGCTTGAACGTGACTTTCCACGGCCCCGCGTCGACGAACACGCTCGCGACGTGAGAGAGCCGTTGCGGCATGTGGCTCGCGAACGTGTGGTGTGCGATGAGCGTGTCCTCGAGCTTGTCGTCGATAGCCTCGAACGGCACGTCGTACCGATCGAGTACGATCTGGTCGAAGTTGTAGCCGTTGTGCATCCCGACCGACTTGGCGCGTTTGAGACACTTGTTCAAGAGCGGCGTGTGGGTTGCTTTTCGCCACGGCCAGATCACCACCGTGTGATCGCCGTCGGAGACGCCAACGCAGAGGAGACGATTGCGCAACGGATCAGCGCCGTCCTTGCCGCCGTCCGTGCTGGCGCCCGTCTCGACATCCACGTCGATGTCTGGGCCGAGCTTGGCGAGCTCTCGCCGGACATCGTCACGCTTGGTGACGACGACGTAGGGGCCGTTCTCGAGCAGCATGTCGCGCGTCAGCTCACCTCGAACCCACCTGGCAATCCGGTCGAGGTCGATCTTCAAGATCGGAAGCCAGGTGTCAGAGCGCAGCACGAACGCAGGGTGAACGGTCGGAAGCACCGTTCGTCCGGCAAGCTCGCTTCGCCCTTCCGCTATCTGTGCTTTCAACCAAAGCTCGCGCCATTTCGGCGCACCTCGAAGCTTCGCCTTCTTCGCTTTGCTCCACGCGGGGCCCGGGTCGATCTCGCGAGCAGTCCATACGAACCCACGCGAATGCATGATACTGCGAACGCCGAGCACACTCAGAGTGCTCGACTTGCCGAGGGTGACGATGGGGATGTCCGGCGGGAGCGTCGCCAACTCTCTCAACAAACGCGGCGCGCAGCAGACAGCCGCCTCGTCGTTTTCCCGATCGACCTCGCTTCTGCACAAAGCTGCGTTCGACAAGTACGCTTGACGGAAGTCGATATCTACCTCTCGGCACAGTCCGCGGAGGAACTGGCCTGTCATACCTTTGAACGGTTCCCCGACTATTTCTTCTTTCCGCCCAGGCGCCTCGCCAATAAATGCCAGCCTCGGCGGGAGCGGGGCTGCTTTCGGCGGAACGACAGTGTGCCCGCGCAATGGACAAAGATCACAGCGAGCTCCAACGGCGCGCGGATTGTACGGCGCATCGACGACGGGCAACGCCTTCGCGGTCATCGATCAAACCGCGATGAAAAGCTGATCCGATGTGGCGATACGTCTGTCGCAAAAAGCCCACCAAGCCAAAATGTTACTCGCGCCGTCGATAGGCGGCGGACCCTCGTCGTTCCTTCTCAGGTCTCGCCTGAAAGGGTACCAGCTCTGATCTTCGCCCACGTCAGGGTACAAATACGAACGGCGCAACTCGACGCCTTTCTGCCAAATAATGTGAATCGGCTCGTAGCGAGATCTGGCGCGAAAAGCACGCATTTGATCGTAAGCCTCGAACCAAAAATAGTTTACACGCCCCCATACAATCCCTTTGGCTTCAGACGTCTCTGGATCCCAGACCGCCTCGTGCGGAAGCTGCCTGAACACCGACAACGTCATCTGCTTTTTGCCGATTTGGACCGCTTTGATTGAAACGCCTACGACATTCAGCGAAACCTCGTCGACAGAAACTTTTTGCTTAGAGGTCATCGCTTCTTCGCCTTCTCAACCTCAGCCTCGTGCTGCTTACAGCGCCACACGTTGAAGCCCGCCCACTGATCGGCCTCGGTACGACGTTGCCACGCGAGCACCGTGCCCAAGCTCTGGTCGACAATCTCCGGCACTTCCGAAAGCACGTGGTAGAGCAGGTGCCCGGTAGCCTCAGCGTCAACTTCCGCGTCGTGCGCACCGACGAGCGGGATACCTCGACGAGCACATGCCGCTTCGAGCTTGTGCCGCCCTTCCCCTCGAACGAAGCGGTCGACGGCACGAACGGCTACCAGCGGGTCGAGCCACGGCCACGTCCAATCCTCGAAGGCGCCCGCCGGCACGAACCGCTGATCGAAGGACGCGTTGTACGCTGCCGGTTGGGCGTCCTTGAGAAGCGCCCGCACGCGCCGGTCAGAAAAGATGGTCTCGATGCCCGGTGCGCCCTCTACCTGCTTGTCTGTAATCCCGTGGATCACCGTCGCCTCTTCTGAGATCAACCGACGCACCTCAACTCGATTCGATTGCGTGTAATTAGGGCACACGAGAGACGAGAAGCGCCCCACAACCTTTCGTTTCTCGAACCGCACGAGCGCCACCTGCACGGCAGCGTCGGCGCCCGGGACGACCCCGGTGGTTTCCACGTCGATGACGACGATGGGGGCCTCTTCCCAGGCGAGATTGAAGAACTTGAAGCTCACGGGGGGCCTTCACACGCAAGGCAGCCGACACCCTCGCAGTGACACCCGATATTCTCCCGTGCAGCCCCCTCACCGCCATCTTGTGGCTCCTCAAGCTTCTGAATCGCGCCGTCGATGATGTAGATCATCTCGTCGAAATCGTACGAGAGAAGCGCCCTCAGGTAATCGCCAAGCGTGCTGTCATCGTCCTTCTCGATCACGCGACGCGCGAGCGCACGCCACACGACTTCCGTCTTTCGTTTCGGTTCGTCGTCGAGCTCGTACAGCTCGATACGGTCCTCTTCACGCTTGAGGTACCACCGCGCCGACTGGAGATCGCGAAGCGGCGTCTCGCTCGATTTGAGACCGCACCGCCAGAGGTATTTCGTAGCGTTTGCGAGATTACACGGCAGATGCTCGATGAGTTCGATGCACGCGATCCCGCTCGGATGGCTGTTGTACCAGCGGGGGTTGTTGACACGCTCGTTCGGATCTTCACTTTGAACTGTCGGCATCAACCGCTGCCTTTCTTCGTCTTCCACTCTTCATTGAAGTCGTCGACTGCCCGAATCAAAAAGTAAGCGAGCTCTTCGACGGCGGCCTCGTGTGTGCCATCGTTCTCCTCAGCTTCCGTGTGACCAGAAATGAGCCCATCCGCGATCGAGCTCGCGTCGAGATCACTGATGGCCGCCTTGATCACGACGGCGGCCCCAACGGGTGTGGTTCTTCGTCCGGCTCGTGCACCGGCGCCCCTGCCCCTTCCAACACTTCGAGTATGTCAAGCACCGCGCCGAGCTTGCCGGTGAAGACGCACAGCTCGATCGTCGCCGGCATGTCGAGCGCATCGCCGACCAGGGTGTAGATTACTTCGCGTACGGATACGACTCGCTCGTAGAGCTCTTTTTCGTTCATTCGTCGTCCTCGTAGCCCAGAACGGCTTGAAACTCTTCTTCCGTGAGTTTTTCTTTAGCCTGCGCCACCAGAGCGCGCCTGGCTTTGCGTTCGACGTCGCGTTGTTTTTTGTACTCCTCGTGATTTCGACGTTCTTCGGCGAGTTGCGCGGCTCGCTGTTCTTTCGTCCAGTCCGCGTAATTCTCATGCGAGTCGGCGGTGCACGGCATGCTTCTGAACATACTGTCTGACTCATACACGGCGCCTGTCTCAGCGTATATTTTGCCGCCTCTGGTTACGAACTTTCCAATGTCGGGGCTGTACCCGAACTCGTCGCCGGTCATCGCGGCCTCCCGCTTCCCGCGAACTTCTCCTGCGCCTCGATAGCGAGATCGAGGCACTCGAGCACGTCGAGGCCGAGGTCGTCGATGATGTTGCCGAGCTCTTTCTTGATCTGGCGCATCTCTTCCTCGGTGGTCAACTTCCATCCCCCTGCGGGAGTCGGACGATCTCGCGCCAGCCGTGCCAGATCTCCGACCCCGACCATGAGCCGAATAACGATGTCCGGCAGCGGGCTCCGCGTGTCGCCCCAGATCTGCCGCCCCTGAACTCGAAGTGCCGAGAGCCCCGCGTGAACTTGATCTCGAATCGGCGGATGTATTCGCATGTCGACCTTCATTGCGCATTCCTGTTCGGGTTCTTTTCTTTGGCGTGCTCGAGGTGAACGGCGGCTGTAAGCGACGCAAAAAACAGCCCGGTGATCGCGACGCGCACTTCGCCCGATGCGTTGTGAGACGGTGGCACCAACAGTTGCCCAATTGGCGCCCCAGCGTGTTCGATGATCATGAGCGCCGCCGAACCCGGAGCTGCCGCTTCGTACGTTACTGTCAATTCTACCTTCACGGCGCCACCTGCGCCTTCTTCGAGCGTTTGATCTTCACGACCTCGCAGATCACCGCGACGACCGCCGCCCGCTTCCTACGCGCAGCGCGCCCGGTTTTGCGGTTTCGCCTTCGCCTACTCGCTCTCGACATGTTCGATCTCCCTATTCGACGAATCCCCCACACTTGCCGCAAGCACAACCGTCTTCCTCGTTGTGCTTGCCCCGAGCACAGCCGCACACCTCGCAGACGTCGCCGCTCGAAGCCGTATCCCGCTCATCGATCTCGACGAGCTCGTCATCCTCGAGCAGCGACCGTCTACGACGC